CGGGTCACCCTCTTCCCGTACCCAATTAAATTTCGGACACTGATTAGTTTGTGCAATATGAACAAAAATATTTTTTATCTTTGTGCAAAATTACAATAGACTACTTATGCGTTAACTGGTATAATGTAAACAGATCAAAGGAAAGGAACCGGAACAACCGGTAAGGTAAACAATCATGTTAATGACAATCGCAGCAACATCAGCAGAAACATTTGCAAACGTAATCACTTTTGCATTAGTAGTAATTGTAGTAGCAACATTTGTTGAGCATATGAAATAAGGAGGTTTTACCATGACAAGATCAGAACAGAACAGAATCGAGAAAATGAGACTTATAAATGAAGTTCTCAATGAGGCAAAAAAATTAACATCAACAGGACATGGTGATATAAAAATCACATGCGAAAACAAAGAATACGAAGCACATTGGTTTAACTAGGAGGACAAAATCATGACAGCAGAACAGATAAAAGCAACAATGAAAGAAATCAGAAACAGAGAAAACATTATGGTAAGAGTTCACTACAATACATATCAGGAATTCGGTAGAATCGAAAATGTTGATTTAGGAAAACTTTTCATCTACAATGTAAACGAATTTGAATGTTATCACAGTGAAGATGATCTCACAATGGTATGTGACAGTAAATTTTACAGATTCAAAGCTCAAGATATTGCATCAATTGCAACAACTAAACATTTTATAAACATTTATTTAAAGGAGAACGAAGACATGAAAACAAGAGAAAGATACGACTTCACAACAAATTACGAAGCAATTGACAAAGCACTTATGATCAACGGAAGATGTAGAGGATTTATAACTGATTTCAAGCATTGCATTGACGATATCAATTATGGAAAGATCGTATGCGATATTATCGAATGTGAAGATCTTGACAGTGGATGCAAGGTAACAGTTATGATAGATGCAGACGTTATCAAAGAAACAAAATATGGAGTTATGGTTTACGGTATCGAAACATACGATTGTAAATGCCATTACGATCCTGAGTTTGCTATGGTGCATTACGAATTTTAAAATAAGGAGAAATCATTATGACACAGGCAGAATACTTTGCTAGTCTACAGTATGAAGACTACAGAAACTTAACAACCAAAGAAATTGAAGATTTAGTAAAACGAGGGTCCAAGGTTTTGAACCCTCGTATTGACAGATTATCCAAGCATATAACAATTGGATTATTTGGAGCCAGAACTTATTGTTCTAAAACTATAGCAACAGATGCTTATGAGTCAGTAATGAAATCCGGTGGAAAATTTGGATACAGTAAATTAAAAGCAGGACTTGATTTAAAAAAAGATAAGAATAAGTATAGAAACAGACTGATTAGAGAGCTTAATCGTGAGATTAATTTTGCTAGAATGAAAACATCATCAGTTACAGGAGCAAGAGCATACAAGAAAGAAATGAAACAGATTGTTGCAGATGCTTATGGATCTACGTTCAAAAACTTATCAATTGATGATCAAAACAAACTGATTGAAAAAAATTGGGAAGAATTTCATAGACAGCAGGAACTCAGACCAGAAGTACCATCAGATCAATTACTTACGTGGTTTAAAGAAAAGAATGATTCAATGAATAGTGATGAAATGATTAAATATTTGGAGGAACGTAGTAATGAAAGAATCAAACAACAAGAGCAAGAACGAGAAGAATTACTCAAAGACACAGAATATAAACCAAAATGGAAAAACTTCTTTTAAATTAGACAGAACAGTTCATTGGTTAAAAGACATCGTAGTTAGATCAGATAACATGTATAAAACTATAGAATCAATACCGATACTTGATGAAATTTTCAATAGACACAAAACAGTATTCTACAAACATACAAAACTTGAAGGAACTGTTATGTATTGGAATTTCCCGGCAGCATTTGATATTGAAGATAGTTCATTTTATTTAGATGGTGAGAAGGTATCAACAATGTATGTTTGGCAAACAGCATTTGACGGTACTTGTATTTTAGGAAGAACATGGGAAGAGTTTTATCAGTTATGTGAGTATATAAGTCATAACTACTGTGACTACAATAACAGACTTTTAGTATACGTTCATTATCTTAATCATGAGTTTGCTTTCATGCAGGAATTGTTTGAGTGGTCTAAAGTGTTTTGTTCTAGTGAGAGATCACCAATATATGCACTTAGTACAATGGGAATCGAATTTAGAGATAGTTATATATTGAGTGGAACATCTCTTGATGTTGTTGCAAAAAACCTTACAAAATATAAGATAAACAAACTTAAAGGTGACCTTGATTATGATCTTATCAGAGGATCAGAGACACCTTTAACAGATGAAGAATTAGGTTATTGTGTGAACGATGTTTTAGTTCTTAATGCTTATATACAAGAGAAAATTGAGAATGAAGGAGATATTGCAAAGATACCTTTAACAAACACAGGATATGTAAGAAAGTATCTTAAAGATAAATGTCTTCCTAGGAAAGACAAAAAATTACGTGAGCTATACAAATCACTTATGAAACAGCTTACAATAGAACCAGAACATTATCCAATGCTTAAAAGAGCATTCTCTGGTGGTTTTACACATGCAAATGCTTTATACGTTGGAGATCATATAAAAGGAATTATAGATAGTTATGATTTCACATCATCATATCCGGCAGTTATGTTAGCTGAGTATTATCCAATGTCAAAAGCAACAGTACACGAAAATATAGATATTGAAGAATTCAAAAACCTTCTTAAAGACAATCTATGTATTTTCAATATAACATTTTACAATATATGTATGAAAGACAATGTTCATGAAAATATAATTAGTGAGTCAAAAGTTTATAATACTGAAAATGTAGTATCAAACAATGGTAGAGTTGTATCTGCAGACAAACTTACAACAACGATAACAAACATCGATTTTGAGATGATATTGAACTTCTATGATTTCGAAGAGATACAGTTAGGAACAGTATTATCGTACAAAAAAGGTTTCTTACCGAAGCCTATTATAGAGTCAGTGTTACATTTTTATCAAGGTAAAACAACTTTGAAAGGTATTGATGATCAGGTTGTAATGTATATGCTTCTTAAAGGAATGCTTAACGCTTGCTATGGTTGTATGGTTACTGATATTATAAAAGAACTTACAGAATTCATTTCAGGATTTGGATGGGAGAAAACTATTCCAGATATGGAAGAAGCAATAACAAAATACAATGAAAAGGATACAAGATTTTTGTATTATCCATGGGGAATCTTTATAACAGCTTATGCAAGAAGAAATCTTATGACAGGTATACTTGAGTTTGGAGAAGATTATATTTACTCTGACACAGACAGTTTGAAAGTCTTAAACAGAGAAAAACATCTCGATTACATCAATTGGTACAACGAGCAAATAGCATCAAAAATAGACTACACTCTGAGTTATTACGGACTTGATCCTGAGCTTGCAAGACCAAAAACAGTAAAAGGAGTTCAAAAACAAATTGGAGTATGGGATTGGGAGACAGAAGGAAATCCATATACAGAGTTCAAAACATTAGGTGCAAAACGTTATATGTACACAGAAGATGGTGATATCCATATTACTATTGCAGGATTATCAAAATCAAAAGGTGCTGAGTATATATCAGAACAAAGTAACCCATACGATTTCTTTGATGATAAAATGTATATTCCTGAAACAAGAACCGGTAAACTTACGCATACCTACATTGATGAACCAAGAGAAGGATATTTAACTGATTACTTGGGAAACAGAATGTATTTCAAAGAACTTACAAGTGTACACCTTGAGAAAGCATCATTCAGTATTTCAGAAACTGATAACTTCAAAGAATATGTAAACGGATATAAAGAATCATTCAGAAGATAAAAAAGGACTCTTTCGAGTCCTTTTTTCTTATAACAATCTATCGGTCTTTGACCAGTTAACATAATTTCGAACTACCTCACCAACAAGGTTATCCTGGTAGAAAACCTTATCAGCTGCAAAATACCATGAGATCTTATCCTGAACTTTATTTACCGGGTTTGTAATCTTACGTCCATAGTTATGAAGAGGATTATAATTCGTATCGTAAATAAGATCCTTTTTCGTATTCTTTAACTCAGTTGTCTTTCTGTGTATAAACAGGAAGTTGTACTTATCAAACATGATTACCTCACATTGCAGTAACTCATCTTCGAACTTGATGAAGAATGTAAACTTAATATCCTTTGGTTTATATTTAACAGGGCAATGAGGATATAAAGCAATTTCCCAAGCACCAGATGTAATCATTTTAAGTTTAGGGTTATCGAATGCAAAGTACTTATCCGATTTCTTTTTCTTTGCCGGAGAGTCTGCGTATTGTACTGCAACAGTCAATTCAGAATCACCGTATGTATAAACGTCTATAGTACCTTTCTTTTGCTGCTTAACATGTTTTAATCCCATTTCATTAAAGTATGGGCAGTACTGGTTTACAGTGTTTCCAAGCATATAAATCTTAACGTCATCTCTGTATCGAATGATTGTTGAAAGCGTATTCATAAACAAAACAAATTCATCAGGAACATATGCTTGTCTGGAAAGGAACTCGTCAAACAGAATCGTAGTTACTTTTGGATATGATGTTGACTTATCATGCTCAGCATCTGTTAAAGCGAATGCATAACAGAATGGATCTTCTTGCTTGATAATCTTACCGTTTTCATCTTCTTTGCATAAGTACCATCTACCGGAATAATATGACACACCTTCCCAGGTTCCACCTGTTAAATTGTAAACAAGATTATTGTGAACCAGAGGGGCAAAAATTGAGTTACCCCTCTTACCTTTAAAGTCTTCTGCCCATCTACGAATGATAGCTCCGTTTTCACCGTACTTGCAATATCTCGTTAAAATCTCTTCGAGTACCGCATACGATTTACCGTTTGAACGTTCACCGTAGATAACGTTGTAAGTTGCATTTTTCTCTTTTATAGCATCCAGTCTAAAGAACTGGTTATCTTGATTTTTCATATCAAAACCTCCTATGCATAGAATCCTGATTTAAGTATTGTTTCGATTTCTACTTTTTCTTCCTCAGTAGCATCTGGAACATTTAACTTAAATGCCTCTAATTCGTTATATCCAGTAAGATTACTTACTTTTGCATACTTATTAGACATGTTACCAATCAGGTTATTGTAATTCATTGGTTGTTCTGATACCGGTTTAGAAATAACAACATACGGTTTCATACCACCTAAAGCACCTGTGTTTGATGTCATTGATCCACTACGTTTTATATCAACACCAGATGTTAAAGCAGAAGTTCCAGCCATAAGAGCTGTTCCTGCTAATGTTGCTCCACCTGTTGCGATTGCTCCTGCTGCAGAACCAATTGTTGCAATAGCTGATCCAAAAATTCTGGAATAGTTTGCAGATGTAATTGGTAAAGATACTGCTGCGCTACCTGTGTACTGATACATGTTTGCGTTGTTTAAATACTTGTTTGTTACAAATACCTGAGCTAAACAAGAACCTGTAAGCATATCAAATTTGTATTTAATATTGATCACGCCACCCATAACGTCATTGGTAGAAAGTTGAACCATACCTATAAATGGAAGATACAGATTGATTTTTGTAAACGGTTCGTAATCAAGAAAACTGTTGAATGATTTTGGAATTCTGATTGATCCTAAATCCATTTCTTGTATTGTTGAAGATAATTCCCATCCATTAATATTTGTAAGATGTACGTTTCCAATTTTTACTGTTTTTAATGTTCCAGAAAACGAAGCAGGCATCATATAAGCTGTAATAAGTGAATCAATAGGATCTCCAAATACTTTAGTGATGCTATCAACAAAGTCTGGACTCCATAAATATCCACCTAAAAGATTCATACCTGAATCAGACATTTTATAGATTGATACAAATCCATTTGTTGCTACAGGTGTTACTTCAGGTATCTCCACAGTAGTTGATCCATTGTTAATGGAATCATTTCCTTTTATAGCATCTTGAACATCAGGATATGTTGTATCAAGTGGCTTACTTGTTGTCTTATCAGCTGCTACAATACCAATATCTTCAAGTGCTTTAGAAACAGATACAGGATTGTCAGATGCAATTGCATCAGCAAGTTTCTTTACCTTACCTTCAAAACCTTCTTTAGGAACAGATATAGTAAGATCATAATCATCTATAGCTTCAATTCTTTCAGCAAGTGATTTTCCTGCTGATCTTGCTGCATCAAATGGTCTTATCTTAGCTGTTAATGCTTTAGTCTTAGAAGATTTAGATGTTCCACTTTTATAATGATAGTTAGTTCCATCATATGTCATGTTATTTATATACCAGTATGATACCATATCTGTAGGGTTATATGTTGTATCATCATTATAATCATAATCTTCAACTGTGTATGATAAACTACTATTTTTAAGTTCAAATTTATCAGTTTTTGTTACAGTTGAATCATTGTTTAACTGCCATAAGTAATACAGTTTCTCTGATCTACCATATGTATATCCATTAACAACTGTTAACTCATTTCCTGATTCACCAAACAATTTAAAATCAAGTGTACACTTATTAAATCCACCATCTTTGATATTTGAAAATGTTGTAGTGATATTAGTTATTTTCTCTTTTGATGTGAACCAAATTAATTCATAATACATATCAGAACCAGGTGCTGTATGTTTATAATTAAACATTACTAACACAGCTTGAATGTAATACATATTAGCTTCAAATTCAGGAAATGCATATAATGGACCAGACTGTCTAAATTGCTGTAAAGTGCCTGCTGTAATGTTCTTTAACAATTGTGTTGATATACTATCATCAGAATTTTTAGCTTTAACTACTAATTCTTGATAACTTGCTTTTAAAGAATCTTCGTCAGGTAATATATCAAACTTAAATTTACCTTCATTTACTAATTCTTTAATCATAGTAAGCAGTTTAATAACAGCACTACTAATTGTTCCAAGAATCCAGCTTTTACCATTAGAATCCGTTTTAGTCTGTAATGAATTTGTAGTATTGTTCATTGAAGAGTTCATGTAGTCACTGATGTATGATGTATAACGTTCAGGATTTTCGTTGTATGTATCCAGATTTATTGTATGTTGAGGGTTCATAGAATTGTATAACTCAACAACTCTCTGTTTATCAGCTCTATCTTGTAATGATTTTAACTGATCGTTGATCTGATATAAAAAATCAGCCATATATGTTAAGTTTGCTTCTGCACCAATTGTAGACACAAAGTCCATACCAGCAGTGGCTAATCCAGTAGCACCTCCGGCGATTACTGTCCAAATATAAGGGTTTGTAAATAAAGCAGCCATAATTTTCCTCCTAACCAGCAACTACTATATAAGGTGTTAACGAACTTTCAAACGACTTATTTGAAGCATAAACATTGTAGTTGTTGTATTGTAATGTTTTCATTTTTGTATCGATAATATACATATTACTATTGTCTGATGATCGAGCTACTATAGCGTTCATTCCTTTTATAGAGTTTTTGAAACTCATAAGAACGTCACTATGTAATGATAATCTGTATAAACCATTTTTAACTATAGTGATATTGTTGATATAGTAATAACGATTAAACTCTGGTATGTATGCATAGTTTGCATTTATGAATTGCGAAGTTCCTGCAACCAGAATTTCAGGATCAATGATTGAACACTCATCTTTTAAAGTTCCACTGATCGTTGTAACCGGTGTTAGTGATTTAGTCATTGTGTTGTTTGAACTATTGTTTTTGTATAATTGAATCTCCATAATGAAAATCGCCCCACCTCTATTTCATAGAAGTGAGGCAACCTCCTTTCTAATTTTAGGCTACAAAGAAAACTACGAAGTTCTCGTTTGTATCGTTGAAGTAACCAGCATCGAATTTGTACCAGTTGTTGTAGAACTCACCTTTTGGATTGTAGTTTGTAGTAACACGTCTGTCCAGGTTAGAAACACCAAGAGCATCACGGTCAAACATAACTCCAAGGATACCGGTTGCTGATACTGTGTTACCAGATCCTGTTTTGATATCGATCTTGGATGTGTCTGCAAATGCAAATGATTTGCCGGATCCTTGCCAATATGGAACTACCTCTGCAGATGGAAGTTTAATATTATCGTCTTTAAACTGACCGTTTCCATCATACAGATAAACACCTGCTGCTGCTGCAAACTCTGCTAACAGAACTGTGTGTAAACGATCTGCGCTTGTAAACTTATCAGTACCACCAATGTTGTACAGATTAGAAATACCTGCAAGTCTCTTTGTGTAAAGTCCCATCATGTAAGATGCAAATCTGATAAACTCAGGATTTGTAATAGCCTGATCTGCTGTGATTGTTGTTCCAAATTTATCGTTGTACAGTTTCAGTAAGTTTACTGCTTTAACACCACTAGAAGCTGTGTAATCTGCTGCTGGGTAATCAGCGTGTAATGTGTCGCCGATCATGCTTGCAATAGTTCTCATTACAAGGCTGTCGATTTTAATCGTCATAGATTTGTCAACTGCTGTGTAGATCATGCTGATAAATCCGTTAAGCTGTTCTGCGTTAGAGAATGATTCTTTTACCTGTCTCTCAGTAATGGATACTGGAACCTCGAATGTTACTCTCTTATTGAAGAACTTTGCTTCAACCTGCGGTTTGTAGAAAATGTTAGGATCATAAGAAGAACCGTCAGTTAACTCCCATGATTCGTTTTCAGTTGCTTCTGGAAGCTTAGAGATAGATACTTTCTCAAGTACACTACCGTACTCCCAACCATCCATCAATACAGATGGAGCGATCCCGGAATAAGGTCTGTTTACGAAAACTACCTTTCCGATGTGGTTTACAAGCGAACGTACATAATTGTCTACTGCGTTTGCATCAAAGATCTGTACACCAACATCTACGATGTTAGATAAATCTTCGTTAACAACATTTTCAGTACCAAGTACTTCGCTTGTAACTGTGTTCATAAGTGAATAAATCTGTGCTACATTCATGATAAATACTTCCTTTCTTAGCCTGCAGTGGCTACTGTAACGTTGTCATTTTGTTCAATAATGAGTGTCTTGTTGTTGTAAATACCCGCTATGGTGTATGAATTATCTGAGCCTAATTGAGGCATTACATAAATATCACCATATTCAACAGCATCAAACATATAACCACTTAATAAAATTGGTTTTCCATATGATCCTTCTATACTTTCATAGATACCAGGAATATTAATGTCTGCACTATTATCTGTTGTAAACGGAGTATTGTGCAAGTCTAAAATGTGATAACCGCCTTTTAACATGTTTACTACCTCCTTATGTGTATATCATATAACAAAATAGTTTGATAGTCAAATAATTTAGTTGTCTAAATAGTTCCTACTGTACATGATCTTACATATCCATAGTGGTTAGCAGATCCTACCATTTTAGCTGTAACATCACCATTATTATTAGACATCTCAAAATCACTGCTCTTTTTTACTTCAATTAAAGTGTTTTTGAATAGTATATATAAACCTGCATAGTTATCATTAGCTGTGTAAGTGTTTTCACCATTACTAATAATTAAATCAATTCTATTACTACTATCAATTTGCTTAGGAACTACAACTTCTGATGGACGTTGTGTTGTGCTACCTGGTGTTGCCATTGAAATTGTTTCAGTATATTGTGCAACTTGATCAGTAACAACAGTTGGATAATAGTGTGTAACAGTTAAACTAACTATCTTTTCACTGTTTGAACTTGTTTTAGCTATAATTCCAATACCTGTATCATCAATTTCTAATTTAATTCTTGATGTTGTTCCTAAATAAGGTAGATAAGGTCCATTTATATTTACAACACCATTAACTGTGTTAATAACATATACATATGTAAATCTGTAAACAGACGAACCATAAGAATATGAATAGTCAATAACAATAATGCCTCTATTGCTATTTGTTAATTTCAATTCAATTTGTGAGTCATTAAGTGTTAACCATTCTCTTTTTTCAAAGTTTGGACTTGTTCCACCATAAGGAGGATTAGCTGTTATTGCTACTGGCGGAGCGTATAACGTTTGAGTTTGATCACCTACTGTTAATGTAGCAATTTTAACACCTGTGTTATATACAGCATCTAATGTTACTTTAGTACCGTCAGCACCTGCTGGTCCTTCTGGACCTACAGGTCCTTGAATTCCTTGAGGTCCTTGTGGACCTGTTTTACCTACTGGACCTTGTTCTCCTGTCTTACCTGTTTCTCCTTTAGGTCCAACAGGTCCTTCTGGTCCTACTGGTCCTTCTGGTCCTACTTTTCCTTCTGGTCCTTGTAAACCTTGTTCTCCTTTTTGTCCTGTAGGACCTTGTGGTCCTACATCTCCTTTAGGTATTGTGAAATTCAATATAGGCTCATTTTCACTTCCTGTATTTGTAACTAAAGCAGGAGTTCCTGGTAATCCTGTAGTTGTTGAACCTATAGTAACTTTTGTTGGATTTGGTGCATATATAATTGTTTCTGCCATTTTTGATCACTCCTTTATAATTTCTGCAATTTCAGTACCATCTTTTTGAATCTGTCTAACAGTTCCATCAGTGCTAATACCTGCTATCGGAACCCCTGATGTTAATATCTGTCTAACTGTTATAGTACTTTGACCATCTATTGAATATTCATCGCATTCGTCTGTATAAATCTTATAAGTAATTTCATCTACGATGTCTTTCATAACTTGCTTATAAAATTTAGATTTCATGTCTGTCCAATATTCCTGATCAGCTGTTAATAACTCCTGTGTTTTTGTTACACCAATGTTACCACCACGTTTTAATTCTCTAGTAACTGTTCCTGTATCTGTGTCGGTCAAATTCTTTGTATTGTTATTAGAAGAATTATAGGTATTTGTGTCAGTTTTACCATACTGAGTTGTATCGGTCTTACCATAATTAGTTGTATCAGTTGTGCTTGGAGTTTCTGTTGTTACTGTTTTACCTGATGGTGATGCTGCAGTAGAATTGAAACCATATGTTGATTCGTCTACTTCTGTTTTATTACTACCTGACTTGCTAAAACTATCTGTACCGGTTGAACTGTTTGTGTCAGTTCCAGATGTTTGCATTGTGTCATTTCCACTATGTAAATAGTTATCAGTTCCTGTGTGACTCTGTGTTAAATTTCTTGTTTCTGTCTCTGTTTCAGTACCATCTACATTCCAAATAGGGTTGTATTCAGATGTGTAGTCTGTCCATAAACGATCCCATGATGTTCCATATAAAGCATACACAATATCTGTTATAGCATCAATGTTAGTCACAACCATTTGTCCTAGAGAACTAAGTTTTCTAGGACCATATTGTGATTTCAGATAAATATCTAACAGATTCATTGTTTGCTCATCAGTCGCTTGTATCCATTTTGTTTTCTTCCTCGTTTTCAGATTCGTCATTATCCCCTGTATCGGATACGCTTGTCTGATCGTCGGTGCTGTCTGTAAACTCATTTTCTTCAACCTCACTTTCCATTTGTTCTACCTCTAACTCACGTTCTTCTTCGTTACGTTTCCAAGGACCATCTAATTCAACTGTTATTTCTGTACCAAACATTTTATTGATAAGTTCTGCAGCTTCCTGTCTCTCTTTTAACATATTGTTAATAAGTGGTTGTATAATGTCGTCACCTAAATCACCTTCTGCTTTTGAAATAGATTCTCGTTTCATGTTTTCATTCATTCTAAGTCCAAGTTCAGAATACATGGAAGCCTTTAAGTAGTTTTCCATTTCAATGAGATCTGTAAGTCTTGTATTTCCACTAGAAGCAGCTGCTTGTACTTTTAGATCCTCTAAAAATGCAGACTCTTCAATTACTCCTAACTCACCTTTTTCGAGCTGTCTTAAATACTCTTTTGCAGATTCAATTGTTTCGTCATCACCTGCACTTAAAATATTTGTTAATCGAGACATAATGTCTGCAATTCTAATTGTGATTGTGTTTTCAGTTAAAAGACCTGCATATTTACCAATTATAGGTATAATACCACGTCTTAATGTATCATTATTTACAAGAACCCCGTCAACTCCAATTTTACATTCCTTGTTGAATTTTAATGCCGGATTTGCAACAACACAAATTGTTGGTTGATAATATGGATCTGGTTCTCCACCAAGTCCACCATAAAATGCATATAGATTACCATTTACTTTCGTGATGAAAGCAAATCCGTTTACCATAAGCAATATCTCTAACCATTTCTGAGGAATTGTTTCTGGTAAATTGTTCCATTTGAAAGCTGATTGCATTTTGTTTAAAGTGTTGTATCCAATATTGTTTGCAATAGTCTCTTTTTCTTTACTATATCGTTCAATGTCGAAATTGATATGAAAAGTACTATTGTCAAATAGACATCTATTCTTTGACATAATTATTCCTCCTTAGTAAGACATTCTAATCTGTCTTTCAAAAATTTAGGAATAGGAACTCCGATTTCACCTAAGTTTTCACAAATAGAAATCATTTCCATCACACCAATATAACTTGCTACTGCTAATGTAATTTCTTTAGGAATTCCAATTGCATATTGTAAAAATACAAACATAACTATAATTAGACACTCACCGGATTTCTTAATCAGACCTTCTCTTAATTTTGAAGAAACTACATTCTTATTTATCAAGGCTTTAAGAAATCCAGTAAGATAATCTACTGCCATAATAACTAAAGGTACTACTAAAATTCTCCATGTTTCGATCTCTTTGATTAGATCAATTACTGGTTGTAAGTTTTCCATGATAACCTCCTACTTCTTTGTGATGTATTTTGAATACACATATCCTGTCATACCGTTAACTTTGATTTTTGACCATGTTCCGTATTCTAATACTTCTACTTCTGTTCCTTTTGTTAATGCACAAATCTTTTCTGATTTTGAGTTTGCTGCTGATCTAACATTCAAACCTTTGTCTGCATTCACATAATATAAAATAGTATCGTTTTTTACATCTACTAATTTGTTATCATATTTATGTAATGCATGTTGAACTATAATGTTGTAAACCTTTCTAGCATACTGTGGATCTGTTGCATAACCTGCTCTTGCAATTGCTGTAATCTGTGCTAAAGGATCTTGTAAACCTAACGCTGGTTTGTATCTCTTGTTGTTTTCAAGAAATTCATAGTATCCATCAACTGATTTTGCTAAGTTTGGATATGCTTTAAAAGAATCTGTAACTGTTACATATTTACCATTGATAAATTCTTTGGTAACTAATTTGTTTCCTGATCCCTTTATACCAAATAATGTTTTTGCTTTTGTATTCCAGCCACTTTCTAATGCAGCTTGAGCTATACATACCGACGGTAAGATAGTACCTCTTTCTGTATACTCTGCTTGTGCTAACGGTGCTATTGCACTTATAAAATCTGATTGTTTACTCATGATGTTATCCTCCTTATGTATACAATATATACTATAATGGTTTGATAGTCAAACTAATCAGTGTCCGAAATTTAATTGGGTACGGGAAGAGGGTGACCCGT